CCCCCTGATAAAAGCAGCTCTCCGCCAGTACCCGGGCGTTGCATAAAAGAGAGCGCTCCATAGGGTCCTCCGCCGCGTCCCGGCTTGCCCGCCACAGATACAGCAGCCTGCCGGCGGTGGGCGGACGCAATTCGTCCCAAGGTCTCATGCCGCGGTCTCAATTCGTTTGGAGGCCACCACTGTCACCTTCTCGGCCACCATGGCGTTGAGCTGTCCCTCCTCCTGAATGTCGCTCCACTCGCAGCCGCTGTAAATTACCTTTCGGTCCGGCTTGCAGATCACCAAAGAGAAATCTGAGAGCTCATAAAAGTTGATACCGTCTGATATCGCGTCCTCCGTGGCGTACAGCCGCGTCAGCTCCAAGACATACTTCCGCTGGCCTGCGATAGTGGCCACCGGCTCAATCTCGCCGAAAGCCTCTACATTCCTAGAGGACTTGCTTGCCCGGGTAGTGTAACTCTGCACCACTGCCACCTTTTTCCCGTCCATCTCCAGGTAGATGTCCGCGCTGGTGGGAAATCCTGTCATATCTACATGCGCCTCCTCTGTGTCAAACGGTCATGTGAACCGTCAGATAAATCTGGTTGAGACCGTGGGCCACGGCGAAGCCAAACTCCACCAGACACACGGTAGGGTCCTCTTCCAGGGCGTTTACCATCACTTCGCCATAGCTGTCGATGATCTCCGCCGCCACCTTTTTCTCCAGCTCCACAATCACCTGGGAGCGGATGGCGCTCCGGCCGCGGGCGGTATTCTTGGCTCTGGAAAACCGGCTGCGCAGTGCCGTCCGGATGGAGGGAATGATATCGTCCACAATCAAAATGGTGGTCAGTTCCCGCCAGGTGCTGTCCGCCGCGCCGCCGGTGGTGGTGCGGGTGGTAATCCCCCGGACCGGCGAGATCACACCGCCCACACTTTCCAGGGGCGTTACGCCGCCCCGAACCAGGAGATCAATGTCGTTGTCGGTATAATCCTCTGTCAGCCCCTCCAGCCCGGAGAGTTCCGCACCGTTGAGAGGGATCGCCGGGTCTGTCCCGCTGGCAATCGCTCCGGCCAGTGCTGCCGATGCAAATACCCCCGGCAGCGTGCCCTCGCCCCGGACCAGATCCGGTCCCACCAGCACCATGCGCTCGCTGTTGAGTTCCGCGGCCCGCTCCACCAGCTCTGACGCCTTGAGGCCACTACCGCCCACCACGGCAATTCGCTCCCGCCGCTGCTCCGACGCGGTCTCCACCGCCGTCCGCAGGGCCTGCTGCACGCTCAGCTCCCCGCTGTCACAGACCAGAATCTGCGCCTCTACCTTACCAAGGACCCCAAAGGCCCCCGCGTAGTCCGGCTCTTCGTCCGCCACCCGGACCGCCGCCACCGTGGAGGCGCCGTTCAAAAATAAAAGCCGCAAAATGGTACTCATGCCAGGATCTACATCCTCTCCAAAGGCAGCAACACCGGCGGTATACCCGGTGAGAGTCACCACCTCTCCCACCGTGCCGGAGGCGGCCTTTGCCGCCACGCCGATGATCTTACTGCCCCGGCCGGCGGTCACAACCGCCGAGGCATCGTAGCTGGAATACACCCCAGGCCGCTCGTGCCTGCTCTCACTCACGTTTCATAACCCCTTTCAAAATAAAGTCCAGAAATCCCTCGCCGTCCTCCCGGCTCTCCGCCGTGAATACCGCCTGACACCGCAAATTTCCCCGCCGCAAAAACATTCCCGTGGCTCTCTCCCAGGTCAGCGCCTCCCAGCGAAGCTCCCCGGGTCGAATGCCTGCCGGAAGGCTCCCCAGCAGCGCCTCCGTCGCCGTCTCGCTGCCTGCCTCACAGTCCCCGGCCCGCTCCGCTCGGATGTCCACGGTGATATTGCCCTCCAGCTGCTTGCCGTAGAGCTCCCGCACCGCACCAGTGGCGCTGTCCTGGACCTCCCCCAGATAGTTACAAAACCCTAAGGTCTTTCCCTCCGCAGCGCCCACCGTCACCGCCGCCACGGCTCCCTCATAGCGCTTGGCACTGTCCGGAAAGGCTTCAAGAGCCGTAACTCCTGCGCTCTTCAGCGCCTCAACCACCGCCTTGCATACCTGTGTCAGTTCTCATACTTTCTCCCTCGCCCGTTCCAGGTCCGCCCACCAGTAGACTGTGGTCTCACCGACGGCATAGGGTCGGCTGCTGCGCACCCGAAAATCTTCCCCGTTCCAGCGGAGAAGCTCTCCCGCATGCACCGCCTCCGGCCCCAGGTACAGCCACAATCGTCGGTCCAGCCCACCGAGGCTTACAACTGTGTCTACCGCTGTCTCACCTTGCTCCGGCAGCGGCTGGAAAAAGGCCCGCGCGGTAATTTCTCCGTCTTCCCGGAGAATGAGGACGCTCTGCCCGTACCGTTCCGCGATTCTCCGCATCCATCCCTCTCTCATCCCGGAATTCCTCGAAGGCAGACCTCTCCCGACTCCCCATAGGGGGCCATGATCCGCTCCGCCGCAAGGCGCAGCGCGGTGGAGAGAGCTGCGCTGTCCGCCACGGCCCCAGCCTTGATGGAAACCGCTCCTGCGGTGAAGGCGTCAATGCCGTCTCCTCTCCGGCTCAATCGATAGTCCGCCGCCGCAGTAAAGGCCGCGGCACAGCAGAGTGCGTCCTCCCATTCAACAGCCTCCGGGCGGAGGCGGCTCCGCCAAGCCGCCTCTGCCGAAAGGCACAGCGTTTTCAAAAGCTCTGTTGGCTCTTCACCGGTGATCTCCGCTGCCAGCCCCAGAATTCTCTCCTCCATTTCTTTTCCTACCGCCTCACTGGACTGTCAGCACTTTGGATGCGTCTGCAAACAGCTTGGCAAACCCAGAGATGGACGTAATCGCCGCCCGCTCCAGCTGGCGGTCGATCAGCTTGTCGTACTCCACCGTGATCTCGCTGCCACAGATCTGCTCCAGGGCGTACCCCCGGTCCAGGCCGATCATGGTGCCTGCGGGCAGAGCGCTGGTGCGCAGGAGCTGGGCCCCCAGCGGGGTGGAAAGCGTGCCGGTGCCCTGGAAATTCAGTCCCGTCAGAGGGTTCTGGAATTCGCTGAGCTTCAGCATGGCCAGCATCATATCGCCGCTGACCAGCATAGTGTTCATGGTATATGGGTCAAACTGGCTCCAAAAATCCAGCAGCGCCTCGTAGCTCAGGGTACCGGCGGTACCGGAGATGGGCTTAGTCCCTACCTGGAAGGCCTGCGCGGGGTTTTCGTTGCCGTCGCCCTGGCGCAGCACGCCGATGGCGTCCTCCAAGTGCATGCGGCCGATGTACGCGCCAATCTGCCGCAGCGTTACGGAGAACAGGTCCAGCCGCTGGAAGCGGATGGCCTCATAGGACGCCACCAACATCCGTCCCCGTTTGTGGAGCCGCACCAGATTTTCCTGGGTGCGCACAGTGGTCTGGGGAATTTCCGCCCCCTCCTCTACCCGCAGCAGCTTCTTGTCTGCCTCCGAGGGCACCGAGGCAATGGAGCGGTAGTCCATGCCGTCAAACCGGGTCACTGTGGCCGTGATACGGGGCAGGACGCTCTCCTCCTCCACCCCCTGGCGCACCACCCGGGCTACAAACTCCGGAAACAGCACGCTGGACTCACTGGTATGGAAGAATTTTTCCACCCGGTCAGAACCAGCGCCCTTCACTTTAATGTCAAATCGCTT